TCGGACACCGAACAATCTTTACCATTCACTCTCATAAAAGTTGAGCCATGAATAGTGTCAGCAAACTGCATTCTGAAAATAATTTCGTCAATACTATCTTCAGTGATTTTGTCTAGATGAACATACATCAATAACCAACCCATGCTTTCAGCAGTTTTTCTACAGTTGTCTCTGTCGATTTGATCCCAACTAGACATGCCAAAATCATTATCTTCATTGTCAAAGTGTTTTAACTTTGAGTAGTTCATATTATAAGTCATTGTATTCCTTTCGTTAAGTTAATAATGGAGTATCGCATAATCTCCTACATACGTCAACCCACTAAATAAATTAATTTGGCACTTTAGTGCCTGTGGATAACTTTGGCACAAGATGTAGTGTTGCCTTTTTTTAAAAAAAGGGTGGGCCCCGCCCACATGCTCTTATCTATTTTTTTCTAGTGTGGCGTGTGTGTGTTAATCACACGCCACAAGTTAAGTTAGAATAATTTTAATTGCTTCTCCTCACTTTCTTTTTTGGCTTCCATAAATGCTTTGTGTAATTGTTCATTCAGAAACATTTTACGATCTAGTTCTCGTAGCTTCATTTCTGAATATAAGAACAAGCAAAAACCACCTATGATTAAAGCCATGCCAGAATATAATAATATTTCAAACATATTATTTTACCGCGATCTGTAATAGTTGTTCTGGAATAGCAAGTTTAATATCCGCGCTTGCCATTTCTTTTTGCAAAGTTTTAACAGTGGAATTGATATCGCTTCCAGTGTGGACAATAACTTTACAATTATCTCTTTTTTCTTTTAGAGCATGATAAAGTTTGTGTCCTTTTTTAATATGCTCTTTAGCTTCTTGATAACAAACCTCATCTAATTTATTTGTAAAGTATTCAACGCCGTCTTCCTTAGCATTGAACTTAATAAAATTAGTATCCCATTGACGCGCCTTAGCCAATCGTTCAAGTCTATTAGAGATAACATTAGCCATTTGACTTACTTTATCTAATAGCTTCTGTTCAACAACACTTTTAGTTCTAATAAAATCTAGATACTGTTGATTAACTTTATCGAGTTGCTTGAGGTCTTTATCAACTCCGCACTCCTTAGCAAAAGTTGATTTCTTTTTTTCAGAGAGTTTATCCGCTTCAAAATGTATTTCTGATTGGATTTGCTCTTGCTTATCATAAAACTTGTCTTTAATTAATTCTTTAAAGAATTCAAGTTCGTTGCTTCTTATTGGTTTCATAACTGTATTCCTTTCATTAGTTAGTTATAAATATTCTTATAGGTTATTATAGGATTGTTGTCAACTCCTTTCCGAGACCTATTATTAAAAAGGGAATAAATAATAACAGGCCTCATATTACTATGTGATTTTTTTGGTGATTTGTGCCAAAAAAATTTATTTTTTTATATGGGTGGGCCCCGCCCACATGCTCTTCTCTGGGGTGCGACAATAATGTCCTTGACTATCCTATAATAACCTATATAGTGGGTTTATGAACAAAGTTAGAAAAATAATAAAAGTTCTAGCAAAAAAAGCAAAAGGTCTAGACCGTAAGGAAAAGATTCACGAGATGAATAAAGGACTTACGGCTTTGGGTTTAGTTGCGATGAGACAGAGAAGAGATGGTTTTGGTTTTCCATACATCAACTTTGATGATCTTAATGCAGTAGAACTAATACTGAAGCGCGCTTCGGTGAGAAGATCTAGACAAATTTTGTTTGGATAAAAATTAAATTAGGGGCGAGCAATCGCCCCTGCTGATCCCTGATCCAATTGTCTAGGGGAGCATGGTACCCGAATACCGTCTAGCATTGCTAGTTGGCAATTGGATCTGGGATCAGTATCGGTGATCGATGAGTTCCCGCGATAAGCTTATAACTCGCAAGGTTGTAAGGTTCTTGAAAGGGCGCGGATGAAAAGTACAAGTCGATGCTGATCCCCATTGATCTGGCTGGGTAAAGCCAGATTGAAATTGGGTACTGATCCCTGGACCAATTGTCAGTAGACTGCAGGTCCGGTGTGATGAACACCGGCGTCAGTTGGTCCTGGGATCGGCATAACGATCGAGCAATGCGCTCGGGCATGGAACCTGTTGTTAATTCTACCGTTAAAATGTCGAGGAATGGGTAGGTACTCGAGACAACAGGCTAAGCCTTTTTTTAAGTTTTTATTTTTTAGGGTGGGTCCCGCCCACAAGCACTAACCACAGGCTACAAGCTCAGGGTGGGTCCCGCCCACACGCTCTTCTCTGAAAATAAAAAATTTTAACTGTTGACAATATCCTACAATAACCTATATTAGACTCATGAAAGGAATATATGAAATTACACGACATAAGAAAACAAGGTATTTACAACAGGATTATTACTGCAAGTAATTTTGTTATAGGAGATAATGGCACTAAAGAAAGCAAAGAAATATTAAAAACTTTTATAGAATTAGTGAAGTTATCTGAAGAAGAATATGAAGAACAAAAAAAACTTTATGGATAAAAAGAAAGGAATACAGAATGAATATAACACAATTAGAAAAAGAAATAATAAAAGCATTAAAAATTAATTCTAGTGTTGATTGGTTAACAGTTGATCCTAATCAAGAATTTAAAGATTTAATTAAATTTGTTAAAAAATTATTTAAAGAGCATAACAATGGACACTAAAAAAGCATGGGATCTAGTCGGAGGCCTTAGCAAGCCTGGCAAGATGCCAGGATGGTCAATTGGTATACCTGCAGCCGAGTGTAACACGGGCAGCAAGTTGCGATTAATACCCGACTCAGTTTGCAGTACCTGCTACGCCTTAAAAGGCTGCTATGTTTTCAAGGTTGTGCAGGATGCTCAGTATAGAAGGCTGAAGGCTCTTAAAAAAAAGTTATGGGTCTTCGCGATGGTAACCCTGATCAACTCTAAAAAATCGGATGTTTTTAGATGGCATGACTCGGGCGATGTTCAAGATCTTGAACACCTTCAAAAAATTTTTGAAGTATGTAAACAGACGCCGACTAAACGCCATTGGATGCCGACTAAAGAAGCCTGGATTAAACCATACCTGAAGGACAAGCCCGCAAATCTAGTTGTAAGATTATCATCTTCGATGATCAATCAACCTGGTATTAAAAGCTGGCCGAACACTTCAACGGTAGTTACAAAAAAACCAAGCTGCCCAGCACCTAAGCAGGGCGGCAAATGTTTAGATTGTAGAAAATGCTGGAACCCAAAAATTAAAAATATTAGTTATGGTAAACACTAAAAAGAATTTGCTGGCCGATCCTTTAGAACCTTGCTCGGAGCCTGGATCTATAAAGACAAGTGATGTGTGGATTGACACAAGGTACTTGGCGGCAGCAAACAAGAGGGCTGGTAGTATTCCACCAGCCCTCAAGCATAAATAAAAAATAAGGGTGGGTCCCGCCCACAAGCACGCACCATAGTCCGCAAGCCGAGGTCACAGGCCACAGGTCGCAGGCGCATGTTTCACGTGAAACAAAAAATAAAAAAGGGTGGGTCCCGCCCACAAGCACTTACCACGAGCCGCGACACTTTGTCCATTGACTTTGGACATAGGATATTGTAGGACGCTAAACTTTTTGTAGAAATTTAAAGCTTGACATCATGCCCGTGGCACACGGTTCGGCAGAACCGGTTACAAGATCACGGATCTTGGACCCTTCATAAAGTTTTATGTCTCTCTGACAGAGGCCCTTGGCCATGATGAAACTGTTGTGTGGATGTTTGATATGGAAGCCAATTTGGTGTGGAGAGAATCGAATTTTTTTAGCCAAATTTAGCTTTAACTCTATAGTGAAAAAGTGACCAGAAGTATTATAAACCAATAGATCAGGAGTCCCGTGTGCAGCACTATTTTCCACGCGTGTAAATGATAATTCGCAATTATTTTTAATGTTGAACGCTTTAATTTCATGCCAAAATTTAGTCTCTCCCTTAATCATTTTTCAAGTTAAGTCCGGAGCATTAAAGTTAACTAAATTTTCTTAATTACTTCACCCATATTCCATTTAGATGAATACAAAGTCATCACCAATCTATGTGTTTCTCGGACTCCAAGTATTTTGTTTTCCATTAATTTAATGTCCTTGATGTCGTAATATTTCCCGTCGGGTAAACACACCTGTACTCTTGCCTCTTGTGCTACTGGCGATTTCATAAACTTGTCTAGGGCCTGTCTTAATAGCTTTCCTGATACCATCACTTGAATGTATACCAAAAATAATTTATATTGCAAGTATGGGAGTTCCTAAAAGACTTACAGAAAAACAAATTAAATTTGCAAATCTAATTGTAACAGAAGAAGGTCGAAAGACTGATTCTGAATGTGCTATTGCTGCGGGCTATAAACCAGACGGTGCTTACGTCTGTGCAAGTAGACTTCAGAACCCATCAATGTATCCTTTGGTGGCTCAATACATTGGAAGACTCAGGGCAGAGAAGTTAAAAAAATATGACATCACTTATGAAAAGCACCTGGCAGAGTTAGGTAAAATTAGAGATGAGGCTAGGGAAAGTAAAGCCTGGAGTGCTGCAGGTAATATGGAAGTAGCTAGAGGTAAGGCTGCAGGGTTTCAAAATAATACTAATCTACATCTACATAAGAACTTAGATAACGTTGACGAATCAGAGTTAGACAAAGAGTTGGAGAAAGCATTAAAGAACTTTAAACCAATCATTGACGCTGACGCAGAAGTGATTGAAGAAACTACAGATTAATCTTTTCTAACTTCTTAATACATCCTGTTGGAAATACATTACGATCCGAAAAAGACTCGAAGTGACTATCGTAAGACGCAAACGTTTTAAGATTCTTTTTATCTTTTGAAAATATATACGCATGAGTTATCATCTCTGCAGGTTTCATCTCATTAAATTCATTAATATCAGCATGGCCCGCGTCACCCAAAATATCCAACCAAGTTATTTTATAAAAGTAATATCTTTTTTTATTTATAAGGACTGATTTATATTTGGATTTTTTCTT